CAAATTGAGTGATTTTGAAAGAACCGTCCCCTCTAGCTAACAGCTCTCTTCCTTTTTTTGTTAAGATCGCATCCACAGTGACGATCGAATTGTCTAAATATCCCATTTTATTTTATTGTGTTTAATATAAATATCTAATATATATGTTTTAAGCCTTTATCTAAGCACCTGAACCCGAAGTTAATTCTGATGTTGCTCTTCCAAATTCGTTAGTCACATACACTGAACCTTTATCAGTGGCATGTATTTTTCTGTCTACCACCCTAACAAACTTACCTCCTTCAAGTCCAAAAATAAAGTTTCCATTGTAATAATTATTTTGTGCAATTGGAAAAGTACCGGCTATAACATAAGGTCCTGTTCTAGTCATAATTGAACTTCCTGCTGGTTGATATAGTCTAGGTGGTTGTTCTACGTTAAAGTACAGTGTTCTTGTATCTGCTTCTCCTTGCCCGGCAGCTAATATGGTAGCTACGTCTGAGTCTAATGGGTGAACAGATGCTTTAAATGATTTTAAAGCTAATGCAGGATCGTCTCCAAATATAGATCCACTTGTAAGTTTAGTTCCTTCATACCTAGCGTTAGTCCATCCTGCTATAGTATAATTGCTATACTGTACAGATGCTCTAGTTGCTGTTTTTGATATAATCGCATCTAGGTTAGAAGGTTTCAATGGATCTGTTGACCTATCCACTTCTAATGCTACATCACTTGTACTGTTAGTTGATGCGTTTCCTATAAGAGCGTTAAAATCACTATTGTTAAATTTAGCAACAAGGAATGGGTCGAAGATAAACTCGACTACAGAGTCTAATGGTGTGCCAGAAGTATCTAAGTCTGTTGGGAAGGAGAAAACATCTGTTGGTTGTGTTCTAATAAAATAGTATCCTGCGTTTTTTGCTGTCTGTATTACTTTGACTGTTGCGGGTGTACCACCTATAGTAAACCTTATTTTAGTTACAGCTGATAGTGTTTGTTCAAGTGAAACATCGTTAGCACTATTGAAAGGTATTGTAAGTCCTAATATTCTATAAGGAGGAAATATAGCATCAGCTAGGTAGTATTCTTTACCGACTATCGTCTGTACCTCTTTATCATAAGCAAAGCTTCCTGAAGCTCCATAGTGGTTTGCTGGCAGTTCATACGAACCTGTTCCTATGCTACTGCTGTAGAGCAGGTTAATATTACCTGAGCCGTAGTCTGATGGGTTTGTATTTTTAAATTCTAGCTCTGTCATTGTTAACTATATAATGCATAAAACTGCCTAACGTCGTTATGTGCTCCTTCTGTAATAGATAGTTGGTTAGCAGTAGTTATTAGGTTATTACTAGAGTCGTACCATCCTTGGAAAGAGTATGCGTTTCCACCGTAATCGTCTATCGCGTTAACGATAAATTGACTATAAGCACTCCAGTTCTGTGTTATTCTCATACTACCTGTAGCGGGTACAGTAGTTGGGTATATCTGTTCTACAGAGTCAGCGTTACCATATGCACCCGGTATTGTTGTTCCGTCTGAGGTTCCGTCAGAGTATCTAGTTGAAATTAAGTACTCAACTCTATTAGCAACTTCTGTGCTGAAGTGTGCATAGTAGTGGTCGTATGTAGTGCTACTTTCTTCGTAGATTGTTATTACACTTCCTGTTTGAATAAGTGTTCCGCTACTATTGTCATCACTATCGTACCATCCTTCAAAGTAATAAGGGTAGGTAGGTGTTGCTTGCGCAATTAGGAATTGATACTGGTTGTAGTCTATCGATGTAGATATAGTTACATCATTGTTAGCAATAGTATTTGGGTAAGTTACTCCTACCACACCAGGGCCGATCGGTGTAAATTTAAAGAACTCTCCTAATTTCGTTACACTTAATATAACATCACAAGCTAATGGAATAGGTAATGAGAAGTTAAATGCTCTTAAGCTAAACTGTGCGATAGGTTGAGCTTGGCCTTTAAACGGGTTACCTGTGTTTAGTTCTCCATCAGTTGCTACAAGTAGCGAGCCGCTAAATTCTCCTGTGTACTTAGGGCTTTCACCTGTGGTGTGTCTAGGAACTAGTCCTATAGGAGACATAAAGCTTGCAGAGTAATTAGTAGTGTATGGAACTTTTGGAGTCATATCATAAGCTCCACCATGAGAGCCTGTGATTGGATCTATAGTTATACTTCCAGTATATATTTTATTTTCCCAGCTTACTTCTACTTGTTTTGCTTTACTTCTATTGAGTAGGTGCGGTTTAATTATTACTCCCGTATTAACATTAGAACGAGCAGGTATAAAGTCCTTTATCATTCTGAAAATAGAATTGTCAAAGAATTTAATTAGTCTAACAAAATCACCTGTTTGTCTAAATGCTTCAAAAGGAATATCATTCCAATTCCAATTAGTTTCACTCCAAAGTTTTTCTATATAATCCCATTCGTTGTAAACACTTCCCTGTTCTTCGTCGGTAAATATTTTCTCTGCTAATTCATTTAACTTAATGTAATTAGTCTCGTAATTGTCTCTAGGATCTCCTATATACTCATCATAGTCAAAACTACTACTAATTCTAGCTTTGATTAAGTCGTTAGTAGTATCTGAGATGTCAAAACCTACTTCAACTGTATGAGAGTCATCAGAGTATTTATATTCTCTGTTAACAATAGAGTTATGAAGGGATAGGGTACTGCCTGTTACTAAGCTTCCTGTGTTATCAAGTCTTATTTTATCTAATGAGCTAGTAACTGCTTGTTGAGTAGAAAAATGTCTACTGCTATCAATTCCTGTACCACCAAATTGTTTGATGGTAAGTATGTTGTCAGGTATACCGAAACAGTTTATCAGTGCTCTTAAGCCTCGATGAGTACCTTTAGCTTTTGAAAGAAGAGGTAAGTTGTGGTAAATTCTCTTATAGATTTCTTTCTGGTAGTTATCTACCGGCATCGGCTGCAGGTGCTCTAGACCACTTCCTGAGGTGATAGTCCTATAAGTGGTTATTACCTCGCTACCTGAATCGTAAGTTTCTCCTGTAAATGCAGAGAATAAGTTTTGTAAATTTCTATTACTGTTGTATACTCTTATTCCAAAACTCTCTATTGCACTTCTAACTAAGTCTTTAGAGATACCAAAATTTAAACGGTTATCGGCATCGTATTTGTTTGAAACTGCTTTAAAGTATATCCATAAGTTATCGAAATGTTGTCCAAGCATATGAACAAACATCAAGAGAGGTTCGTTTGCGCTATCTTCTCTTAAGTACGATGGAATAGCATTAGTAAGAACATCGTAGTTAGTAATATCAAAGTTTGATGCAGAAACAAGCTGACTATTAAACCATGCTATAGATTCGTTTGTAGTACCCGGTTGGTTTTTATATGGCGGTGATGTATTTGATTTCGGCCAAGCATGAGAACCACTTTCATAATATAGGTACCTGTCGTAGTGATCAAAGTTCTTTACTATACCTTCAATTAGGTTGCTGTAATATTCTCTACTTCCTGAGCTGCCTAATCTTAGATATCCAGAAGTTCTGATTGAAGCTATACTTTCTTCGTAGCTGTTTATTAAGTCTAATTTGTACTTAAAGTTTCGAAGTCGTTCTTCAGCAGATGAAAAGTGTATAAATTCACTGTAGTTAGTATGATCAACACTAATCTGTGCTCCTTTTTCGTTAAAGAGAGAGTATAGTTGATAGTAAGAGCTGGTTACCGGGTAGGCAAATAGCTCGTCGTAGTTAAAGAACTCTGTTGGGTTTCCTGTATCTTTCTCTAATTCTACTTCGAAGTTGGGTCCTTTTAGGTAGGGTACTTTAATCTCCGGTAATACTTCTTCTACTTTAACATTGAAAGCAACACTATCTGAGGTTGTTTCTAAAACAGTACAGGTGTCTTTTACTGTAATACCAGAAGGTAGTGGTTCGTAAAGTTTTATTATGACAGACTGTGTATCTTTATACTCCAGTATGTCTATGTTAACTCCGGTGGAAAGTATATTTTTACCAAAGTTTACTTTAAAGTCAGAAAAGAAAGATTGATTTTCTAGTCTATTTTGAACTTTACGTACTGCTGATATAAGAGTACTATCAGGTACCTCTAGTGTTAAAAGTCTAATTTCTAACCTATCTGCAGAGATTTCTTGAATATAGAACCTCGGTGGTGTTTTTCTAAGTGCAAATAAATCAGAGAAAAAGTTATATACTAATCTTACGTCTCCGTTTACAAATCCGTTTTGAATTGCATCTCTATGAGGCTCTATCTCTAAGTTAGATGCTCCTTTTTTACCGGCACCAGTAGAACCGAATGCTTGTGTTCCTCCTGAGTAGTTAAGTTGGGATTTTAGGAGCTCATTATCTAAAGTATATATGTGTAAATCTATAAAGTCTTTAGAACTATCGAATGTATTATTGATAGCAAAAGGCCCAACAAGGATTGCATCTTTTTCATTCAAAGATGTAGAACCTGTGTCGGTTTGATTTACTATGTACTTATAGTTACTCACTTGAGATACTTGCGATTAAGTTAGCGTTTTCTAACTGTTGTTTTAATATTTCGTTGTTTGCATCTAGCAGCTGCTGCCTTAAATCTGCAATTTCATCTAATAGTGGTTGTATATCTGTTACAGCGTTTTGTATATCTAATAATTCACCACTTCTTTCGTAAAGGTATCTATGTGATTTTTCATCTCCTTCTATAGAGATTTCTAGGTATAGCTCTTCGTAGTCTTTAAAGAAATCATCGACAGTCTTTATAATATTGACTTCCTCAGTTTGTTTAAAGCTATTAAAAGATCTATCAACTACTTTTCCATAGTTGTCTTTTGTATAGACCGTTTTTTGAATTTTTACTTCTTTACCCATTTCTCACTACCTTAAATACGTTTCTATTGTCTATTACTACTGAACTTCCATTGAGAGTTGTCTTGATGAGAACTCTATAATATCTTTCTGGTTGTAAAGTATCCATATAGACGTCAAAAAAGCTACTAGTATTATCAGCACTTACTTTAGTATAGTTTTCATCGAAATCTATAATCATTTCATCACTGTATTCATCTTTAATAGCCCAATACGTATTCTGAGGTAGTTTATACTCTGTTAAGTATATTGAACCTGTAGAGAAGGTTCTTGTAGGGTATTTAGGTCTTGCAGACATTCTAAATCTAACAATGTCTGAATCTACATATTTCTCTTTATGGTTTTTAATACTAATAGTAGCTATATCAGTGCTCAGTTCTGAAAGAGTACTACTGTAAGAAGAATCGTCCCACTTAAATTCTAAGTAAGGAGGGAAAATTGTATTTGTGTCTACCCCAAAGTATTGTAACTTTATTGATGAAGTTGTTTCATTTTCTAAACTGTCTTGAAGTTTAATTACAGTTCCGTAGTTATTTATTGTTCCACTATTAACAGCACTCACAAAGCTTGTTACATCTAAGTCTAGATCTAGATTAGATCCTAAGTCAAATGAAGTTGAACTATCGTATGAACCTGTTATATAGTCGCCACCTAGATTAGCCCATGGTTCGTTTTCACCTGCTGTTCTATATTTCCAACTTGCTCCTGTTAATGATATAGGTTGATCTTCTATTTTACCGACACCGCTCGTCCATGATTGAGATACTGGGTATCCTTTAAGTGCGAAGCTTTTCGGTATTTCTGTGGCATGTCCTAAATATAAGTGTATAGATGCGGAATAGGGGCCGGATACTTTTGTGCTTAGTGCACTAGTTATGTCTCGATCTCTAAATTGAATCAGTATCCGGCTAGAGCGTCCTATTCCATCGTCATCAGGGTATGAACGAATTTCTAATATCTCGTCTTTACCGGCATTAAGGTATTGACCTGCTGCCGTTGGTTTCGACCAGAGTGTAGTGTCTTTTTCAGGATATATTCTGTATATTGCCATTTTATAATGTTGTTACTCTTCCTTCTATATCTTGGTTGGGGTATTTTACCTCAAAACAACATGGATCAAAGGAAGGGTAAAGTACGTTGTCTTTAGTTGCTCCGTTTACATCGTATCCATACTGTGTATATCTTGCTCCTGTCTTATTAACTATTTCGACTTTCTTAACTGTCTGAACTCCTTTTACCCTATCTAAGAGAGTATATATGTTGGAAATATTAATAGGTTGATTAATAGTTAATTTATCTTTAGCAAATGCTTCTTTAACTTTAGCAGTACAAGCTAATAGTACGTCTCTAGATTGATAGTTAGGTAGTGCGACTATCTCAAACTTAATACCTATATTTACTACAAAAGCATCTTTAATGTCGACAGCGTCAGTTAACATCATAAACTGTGACAAATATGTCTTCAGGTTATTTTTTAACGTTTTACTTGCAGGAACTAGGTAGCCGTTGTAGTCGTAAGCTAATACGTATAGAGAAAGTGCTAGTCTATTATCACTTAATACTGTTTCAGTGCTTCTTGTTGAACTGTCCTGTGTAACATAAACTTTAGCTACAGTTCCAAACTTAGGAGGAAGTGATAAAGACCTAACTGTGTAATCTTGCAGTGTAACGGTTCTTTGTTGTTCTGCGAAAGATCTTAGAGCGTTTTCTCTTATCTCCTGTACTGTGTCTCCGTCTTTCCCACCAAGAGCTGGTTGTGGATTGTTAAATGCTAGTGTTGCAACTTTTGATGAATCATTTGCAGTTGTACCGACAGCATCTATAGAGGTGATTGTGTTAGCAGGAGCATTGGCTGTTATACCTCCTCCTACTATATACCTGATAGTTAATGTCGTATTAGAGGGTGCTAATCCGTAAGATTTACTAAAAAGAAAGTTAGAAGGGTCATATGCCCAATCTAGACGTTTAGTACCTTGTCTAGTACCGTATCCTATTGAGGTTGGATCAGGTAAAAATTCAACGTTATCTTCTGTATTTATTCCAGCACCGAACTGTACTTGTAATACTCCTTGAGAAGTAAACCTAGTAACAAATCTTCTAGTTACTTTTTTTAGTTTAAGTAGGTTAGGAGCTTGACTTTTATCTTGGTTGGTATTAGCTTCTTCTGAGAATATAGTGTCCTGTCCTAAGAAGGGAACCTCTGTCCATATATTGCCGTCGCTATCTACTATATCTAAAACTCCAATAATATTTTCATCTGTAATATCTAGTGTTGCAAATTTTTCAGAGGTTGTAAATGTTTCAGTAGTTGTTTTTATTTTACCAGAAAATGCTCTAACTTTCTTTTTAAGTAGAAATTCTGATGGTTCATTTCCTGTGAGAGTAGCTACTGTTATCTCTGTTGGATCGTAAGAACTTGAAAAATTAAAATCTACTTTATCTTGTAGAAGAAACACCTGCTGTCCCTGTGCTGTTGATTTTACAGTGCTGTTTTCAGATACAACTATTGCTTGGTCGAAATCAGGTTTAAATTGAGGGCCAGTAGCATCTACTAGTTGTGTTACTTCTAATTCAGTTTCAGCGACTGTTACTGCTTTTGGACGATAACCCATCATGTAAGCTAGTGCGTATAGGTTACCTGGGTTTTTAGCGTGTTGTAAGAATGTTTCTTGTAGCTGATTATCTTGGTAGAAAGAGAGTACGTCACCAACATATGAGGCCATTTCTATAAACATCATACCTGGTGAGGTAGGTGAGAAATCGTTATAGGAATCAGGAAAATATGCTTTCGCATATTCCATCAACTGCGATTTAAAATCGTCGAAATTTCTGTTTATGTATTTTATGTCTCTAGTCTCTGCCATTAGTTAGCTATATTAATAAGTAGTTCGTCGTTGATTCCGGCGTCTTTGATACTATACGACATATAAAAGCTTACGAGATTAGTATCTGGGTTGGAAGCTACTTCTACTTTCGATGGTTTAATTCTAGGGAAATATATATCTACTACGTTTCTTACTAAGGTTTCAATCTCTATTAGCTTGTCCGCTGTAATGTTTTCAAATAGCATATTCCTAATACCTGTGCCGAACATAGGATTTAAGTACCTTTCACCTTTTCCAGTTAAAAAAAAGTTTATTAAGTTATTTTTAATTGCATCTTTAGTTTGGTAGTTTGAAGAGAAAACATCCCCTGTAGAGAAGGGTAGGTTTATTCCTACTGCTTTTCTAGATTGTAAATCTAACGGGTTTATTTTTTTAACTTCAAATGCCATTTTATCCTAATCTTTGTTTGTCTTTATCGTATGCTGCATCTAACACTGCTTTAGCCTTAGATACAAAGTCTAGTTTACTAATATCAATACCCGGTTGTGCTTCCGATAGTCCTAAGTTATTAGCCATAGTTGCGGCTCTATTAGGAGCAATTGGTGGTTGAGCGTTAGTAATCTGCTTAAACTCAGCAGGTGTCATTTCTCTAGCAGTCTGTTGTAACATCTCTTCTAGAGGAATTGTTCCTGTGTTTAGCGGACCGGTTGACCAGGTTCTTTTTACGTCTTTTTGTTTTACAGGTTTATATTCTGCAAATTGCTGAAATTTCGGTGTGTTAGGCGTATTAGGAGTAGAAGCGTATTTTACTGCTTCATTCATTACATCTTGTAACTCCTCCTTAACAGCCGCTCGCACTTCTTCTCTAATAATTTTCCTGAGTTGATCGAGTTTCATATATATAAATAGTTTAGTTAAGAAAGTTGATTGTCTATTCTGAATTTTATTTCATCTAAAAGTACTTCTTTTGAAGAACTAAACGATGAAGGTCCTTTAATTTCCTGTTTTCCGTTCTTAATCGCTACTGCAAAATGCTTTGGAGCGAGTTTCGGGGAAGCAGGGTCTCTTATTATTTTTAATAAATATCCCTTATAGGTAAGATCTGGGTCTATTAATTCTTCGCTTTTTTTAGTTACTAGCCCGGCAGATAGGTCTTGTAGGTCTTTTTTTAGCTCTTCCAGTACTTCTACAGATGTTCCTAAGTCGTTAGCTAGTGCATCTCCAGCGAAGGTTAATCTATCTGATAGGTTTATAAGCGCTGAGTTAAGTTCAGCTAAAGCTTGTGCTTCACCGGTTAATCCTCCTGGCTTTAGGGATGTGGGTCTTGCAAAAGATAAAGTAAAAGTAGTATTGCCTAGTTCGTCAAGTGTTGCTTTTCTCTTTCCTTGTTGGTTAGTATTACCACTGTCGTCTGCTGCTGAGGTGTCAGTAGTTAGGTCTAATTCTGAACCTTTAAATATAGCAAACTCTTTACCTGTTATCTCCTCTGTTTCTCCTGTATCTAATTTATATACTCCAGGGGGTAGTAGTCTGTATGCATCTCCATCTTTCACACCAGCAGCTACAGGATTTTCCAGTTTTTTAAATATGTCTTCTACTGTGCTAGCTCCTTTTATATTTACGTCTATTCCTAGAGAGTTACTCAAATCTAATTTAATTTGATCTGATGCTGGTCTGGTGTTTGATTTTTCTAGTACCTTAGATCCAATTGTATCTGTTATAAGATCTCCGTTCTTATCTAATAGCCCTAAAGCTGCTATCTGTTCTGCGGAAAGTTTACCTTTTAGTGCATTACTAATTTTACATGCTTTAATAGGAGCTTCTAATGTCTTTACTTGACGTGATATTTCCTGTATGGCACCCTCAGAAGAGCTTACTACGTTACTTACTGCATCAGCTGTTAGTTCAAATGCTGATGCCATTTCTTTTAACATATTACATAAGTCGTAGAACTTTAAAGTAACTGATACAGGCAGTCCGGGAGGTCCTACATATACATGTGGGAATGCTTGAGGTATCGCTATAGCTAGTATTCCTGATACTGCTCCTCTAATACCTCCTACTGGAGCTTTTAGTCCGGCTGGGATTGCTTTAAAAGCAGATAGTTGTCCGTTTAGTGCACCGCTCAATGCTCCGACCTGTCCGATTTGGGAGGCCACTTTAGCTAACTCTGCTGGTGGTGGGCAGCCTTTAGCTCTCATCTTGTTAGTAGCCCCGGTTACTACTTTTAACCCTTTAGCTACTGCCACACCGGAAGACTTACCGACTGTATTAGCGATAGCTTCGTGGAGTTTGGGGGGTGTAAATACTTCAAATGGCATACTACTCTGTAAATACTTTTAATGAATCTAAATCATCTATGGCTTTCTTAATCTGTCCTAAAGGAGACGCCATAGAGGCTCCATGAGATTTAATTTGTGCTAATCCACCTGCAGAAGAACCTGCTGGTACTACTGCTGCTAACGCTTTACCTAGTCTTTCTAATTCGCTAAGAAGGTCTTTCATCCACGCTTGAGTTGTAGCTCCTAATAATACAGGCTCTCTTTCTCCAAATGCCTCAGTACCTAAATAGACCTTAGTAGCATCTACAGCTACATATTCTTCTCCATCAAAGCTAACTCTTTTAGCATTACCTCCTATAGCATCTGTAGCTGATAGTAGGATGCTTTCTTCTTTAGCATTAAAAAAGAGTCTTCCTGAGTTTACTAATACTTGAGCTCCTTGATACGTATCTGCTTTATCTGGTTCTCCATCCCAGGCATCTCGCTTTTCGTTAGCTTGGGTTAGTTTAACGATGTGGTCCTCTACCATATAAATGGAGGTAGGGTCATCGTCTATATTCTCTACAACTGTAGCGTCGGGAGAAGCTCCGATCTTTCCGTTACTGATTATAGTAATAGCTTTTTGATCGTTGTTCTCAACAAACATTTTATCGTGATCTACACCTGTAAATCTTATCGTTTGTCCTTGTCTACCTTCTAGTATTAAGTCTCCCTGAAAGGGCTGTAAAGGTCCTACATTAGCTTTATCTTCGAAATTATATCCTAGCTCTTCTAAACCTTGTTGAGTATCAGGGAAAGAGTTAACATGGGGGTTGTTCCAAATATTAACTATTGTAGTATAGTACGGTCTTGTATTATTAACGTTAGATCCATCTCTATCCAGTGCTGGTGCTGATGTAACTAGAACTATTTCATTAAGTAGAGGTAGGTTTTTTATATTCGTATTTATAGGATAGGCAACATCCAATAAGGTAGGGTCGCTTTCATCTTGGTATTCACCTATTACTCTAAACTTAATTGCACCTAGTGCTTCCATCTGGCCATACTTTTCCCATTCTGGGTGTGTATCGTCTAGAATAATATCAACAACTCTGACTGGTATTACTTGAGCAAGGGAAGTAGTACTAGTATTTGAGCTTAGTAAAAAGCTATCTAAACCTGAGGTGAATTTAACCATTACTCTTCGTCTTCTTCCTTATTAATATTGTTAACTTCTTCCTGTACTTCTTCTGTTTCTTCTAAAAGAGCAGCTAGCTCAGAAGGGTCCCACATATCGCCGCTCTCTTTAGCTTGGGCTGATTCTATTCTTTGTATGATAGCAGCCATTTTAATTAACGCTTCATCGTTTTTTACGCCTATCTCCATGTACTCTTTAATCATTGGTACAATAAGGGTAGCGTCCCCTATATTTTCTATGAGAGGTTTTAGTTCAGCAATCAATGCTTTTACCTGATTCTTGGTGGTTGTTTGATTTTCATGTATCTCACCAAATAGATCAGATAAAGTTTTGTCTTTGAATATTACTTTATCTAGTGCCATAAGTATATTTTTATATAAATATCTTAAGGAGCACTTATATCGAAGTGCCCTAAATCGTATTTACGTTGGTATTTGGTATAGAACAGTTCTTTGAGTTTAGAAATAACTCTAGTAAGGTGAGGAGTTTCACAGTCTGTCATCTCTCTAATGTATATATAAAGAGCTTTTTTCTTGAAAATCTCAATATCGTGTCTAGTCTTAAAGATTGTTAGGACTGCATCAGCAATTTTAAGTTCGTTTTCTCTGGAGAAGTAGTCTTCTATGTTTTCATAAACTTCGTCTACCCACTCATCTATAAACTTACTTAGTAGTATTTCATAACCTTCTTTAGTACCTTCACCGGGAGTATAGGATTCCTCCATATCGTCAAAGGTGCCGATTTGTTTTAACTTTTTGTAGTTCTTATTACTGTAGTTAATTAGCCACCTTTTGACTATGGTTCCGAAATACGAATAAGCTTTTGCACCATTAGTAGGATCGAACTTATCAATCTTTTCCTCTAGTAGTACAGAAACTAATTCATGCTTCAAATCTTCTATCTGTTCCACGTCTGTATAGTAGAACTTGAAGGTATGAATGATGTTTTCTGATAGTTTATAAAAAGGGAGGTAGATATGATCGGTAAAGATTTTATTCCTATACTCGGTATCTGTCGAATTATTATACTTAACTATATACTCTTCTGTTTCGGATGTAAAATAGTTAGCTTTGCTCTTCTTTCTTGCCATAATTTTCTGGGAGCATGTACCGGTTTAGCTCTTTTTGCACTAGTTTCATTTGTTCAAAGAAATAACCGACCTCATCATCTGATTGAAATACCCCTTTTTCATCAAGGCTTTGAAGGTGCTTTTGTGAATCTTGTATTAATTCTGATATGTTTTGTAAATAAGACGTCTGATCCACAGTAATGTCTTCATATCTCTCTACTTTAATTAGTAGATTGCGTATTGCAATCCCTAATACTATTACTAATATAGATAAAATTATTATAGTTTCCAACATTTTAAAGGTTTTTTAGTAAATTACCTAATCCTTCTGAGGATTTAATAGTTTTTCCTGTGGAAGCAGTAGTTTTATTTACTTTTGGTATAGTACTTCCACCGTTTCTCTTCCATTTATCGTATTCTACCTTGGAGGCTAAGAAGTCTGCTGAGTGTAATATTGAAACAATAGATGTTTTCTGTCTAGAAGACTCAACATTACTGAAGAAGTAAGCTTCATTAGCTTTATCGAACACTCCATCATGTAGTCTAATACCTAACCACTCTTTCTGATTAACTTTAATACCGAACTTCTGAAGGATAAATAAACTTCTGTCGGGTATAAGCATAAAATCTAACTCTGGATTGTAGGTATACATCTCTGAAAGTTTATCTTGACGCCATTTATCAGTCTGAGGTATATAGTTTGGATCATCTCCGTTACCTATCTTACCTAAATCATGGAATAATGCGGCAAAAACAAGTTCCTCTTCTGTAAAATCAACCTCACCGCCCATTTCACCGTATAACTTCATTTGTTTCACCGCATATTCCACAACTCTATTAACATGCTCTACATATCCTCCCGCAAAAGCATTATGGTACCACGTTTTTGAACTAGCAGGAGCCATTACATATGTATCTTCCATGTGTTTTAACATAGAAAGTATAGCCTCTTTTCGATCACCAATGTAGTGATCTATAATTTTTAGGTGTTTTTCGTAATTTTTTTGAATTTGCTCTGCTTGTAACATAGGGTACCCCTTTTTTAAATAACTAATTAATATATAAATATATAAGTATATAATAATTAATAATAAATAAATAAATAATATTAATAATAAAATATATTATATATCGAAGATAATAAAAATTTTGCAGAAAGGCAACTATTCTATAATAAATTTTTCAACATAACTGTCTTTCGTAATAATCTCTCCAATATCCCACTTAACTTTCATAAAAATACTGATTGTATCGCCAATCATAGTAGGTGGAAATGGTCCTACTGTTCTCCTTGTATAAAACCTACCATTCTCTCTATTATTAGAAAAGTATATATCTGTATTTTGAACTACCGGTACTATTGTCCCTTCAAACTGACTTAAGTAAACAGTAGTATTCTCATAAGGTATAGGAATATTATCATAAGTCCATAAACCTAACCAAGGCTGATACAAGCTTATAGTAAAAGCTATAGAATCTCCTAACACAAAATATGAATCGGTATCAAACTCTGCCTGTACTACGGACTCACTATTGTACCAATACTCCGGCGATGTTCGATCTGCATATACATCTAAGTTAAAGTAGGGATAGTACTCCCTTGTCCAATCTAGTTCTGCATGGTAATACCCGTTACTGTCCTTATAGAAGGTAGACTCTATAGAAGCGTTACAATCGCCGGTCTCGCACGGGGGAGCGAAGGATTCTTTCTCACAAGAGGAGAGGGCGAGTAAAAGTAACGGCCACGCCGCCGCGCGAAACGCGCGAAGTTGCCACGCGATTTTTATCTTAAGTCTACGGAAAAGTATTCTAAATAATTCACCAGTAGGGTTATGTGCTAGCTTAACTCTTGTGTCTCTTTTAAATGCTTCCATCTTGTTCTATTACGTATGGTTTTCCTAACTTATTAATTACCGCTTTAGCTTCTTCTATAGAAATATTAAAGAACTCTTTTTTATTATTAACCCTAAAGCCTTCTTCTTGTAAGTAATGGTGTATCTCTTGTTCTAGATCATGAGCGTTAAAACAAGGGAAGGTGTAAGCCACCTCGAAGTTTATAGGTACACCGGTTGCACTATTAATTTGTTTTACCCTATCGGACGGTTTATTCTTAGTAAAGCCTATCTTACAGAGGCCTGGCATGGTTTCATTTACCAGTACATATATCCATTGATTGTTAGTACTACCCTTCGGAGCTCTTAGATGTATCGGTCTATTAGTGTAGTAAGTGACGTCTTCCCAGCCTTCGGCTCGTTTCTGAGGATCCTTAGATGGAAGTATAGTGAAGTAGACGGCCTCTGAATTAGTATAATCTTCAGAGACTTTGATTAGACCTTGAGCCTTTTCTTCTGTTATTCTCTTTATACCCATTACCAACCTCTTTCTCCTCGTTGAACATAAGCATCATGACGAGCTTGTGATTGAGATTCTATATCCCAAGCCTCATTAGCCGTTACACATATCTCTTCTCCGTTACGAAGAATAATAGCACATTCATCACCCGATAAACCACAAGTAAAAAATCTTAATACAGTATCAAACATAACCTTTTTATTTAATACTTAAATATATGAAATTAAATGCAGAAAAGCAACTAATTTAGTAACTCTTTTTTAATTACTTCATGCTCTAGTAGATCTATATAAGGCTTTATAATAGCACACTTTTCATAGTACTCTATACCTTCATAGTACTTTAATAAGTTAGTTAAAGCCACTCTAACAACCTTTTCATCAAACGAGTCACCAATAGAGTATACAGTATCAAACCTATTAACATCTAATCTTTCTAAATACTTAACAAGCTTATTCATGTACTTTAACTGAATACCCTCTCTTACGGCTTTATACTCTACGGGATAGCTTCTTTTATACATTATATCCATTATATGCCAATTCTCCATACCGCGAACAACCATCCCAATAAGCACATACGGATTATCTAACACTCCTGTAACGTTATGCTCTTTGTAGATTTCCTCATCTCCTTGTTCGAAGATTGAAAACAGTGTATTTTTATCTAATGGCTGCATATATTTATAAATACAAATATATATCGTTATGCAAGACGGATTTAATAAAATTGCAGTTCTAGGGTGCTCCTTCTCCGACTATACAG